ATGCCTTCTTTCTGGATCAGAGAAATCATGCGGTCCGGGTCCACCCCGTAGAGCTTGAAGAGCTCGGCTTCGACGTCCTCTTCGGCCTTCAGGCGCACGTGGTCAAGGATGTGGCGCTGCAGCATCATGGCTGACATCGGATTGGACTGCAGGATAGGCGACAGGCCCATCATCAGATGCGCTGCGATGTGCGCGTCGTGCTGCTGGCCGGCAAACGCCTTGAGCTGCATGCCGTTGAGCACGTCGCCGTTCTCTGAGGCCGGGTCGTTGGGCTTTTGCGTGTTCTGCGGCATCAAAATGCCGTCGATGTCGCGCACGTTGAGCGCCGCATACACGCGGTAGTAGGCCTCGTACATGTTGTGCATGTTCGGGGCGCTTTGCGCGAGCTGCAACTGCATCTGAGCAAGCTGAATGCGCTGCGCAGTGCTGAAGATGTTGGGATCGGCCACCGGCAACACCGACACCATGTCGTTGAAGTCCGATTTCTTGACGCGCCGGGACGCGCCAGGGACCTCGTAGGGGTACTCGTCGGGCAAGAAGGTGCCAAAGCCCTCAAACAGCAGCCTGAACTCCAGCGTCTGCGCGTAATGCATGCGCTTGTGAATGCTGGACATGACCATGGAGCCGCGCTCGAGCAGCGCCAGGGTCGTTCCGACCTGTGCGTATTGGTTGCCGTCGCCAACTTGCATGTCCGCGGTACTGGAGAGCCGTTTTCCGGCGTCCACGAGGAAGCCAAGCAGGCTAAAGAGCACTTGGCTGGGCTCCTTGTACGGCAGCGGCATGAGCGAGGCCGAAAGTTCCGCGCCGCCAGCGTCAATGTCGCGCCATTCGCCCGGCTGGATGGGCGTGGAGTCGTCCGCGATCCGCGCGCCCTTGGCTTTGAAGCCTGCCGGCAGGTTTGCGAGCGTGCCAGCGTCGATCAACTGGCGCAAGGCGCTCGTTGCGCCCTTAGAAAGGCCCCCAACGAGATGCACAAAGCCCAATCCGTACGCGCCCGGGCCCTCCACGAGCACGTAGTGGACAAAATAGTTCTTGCGCTGCTTGTTTTTCGACTCTTCGCGCCAGTTTCGGCGCACTCCGACAACCCGCAACGTGTCTTCGGCCAGCGTGACAACGTACGGCAGCTTGATTCCGGTGGGCTCCCCGTTCTCGTCCTTGTCTTCAAAGCCTGGAATGTCCAAATCGACCATCATCTCCAGCAAAAAGACCTCGCCGATGTCGTCCGTGGGCTGCACTCCGATCGCTTTGTCGACCGCTTCCTTGATTTGGCTGGGATCGGCAGGCGATGCGGCGGTGTCAACCCTGACATCGAGGTATTCGCCGGCCACAATGCGCTTGCGAAAGTCGTTGGAGTCCATCGCAATGCGGTGCGTGATCCGCGCGCACTGGCTCATGACGCTCGAACCGTTGTACGGGATGTACACGTCGTCGGCCAAACACAGTTTTGACACCATCCGGCCCAGTTGGTAGTCGTAGTAGACCTTCTTGAAGGTCGATCCGCCGTAGCCGGTGTAGAAAAGTAGCTGATCAAACTCCGGTGTGTACTCCTCCATCACCGTTGTGATCTGGTAATTCATGAAGTCCTGCACGCGGGTGGACTGCTGGTACTTCTCCACCGTCTCTTTGCCCACGATTTGGCTGCGAACAGGTCCGCCGGCGGGCAAAAGCTCCTTGAATGCCTGCGCCTGAAACTGCACGATGGCCTCGGTGAGCATCGGATGGGCCACGCCAGAGGCCCCGCGGAAGGGTTTTGTGCGCTCTTCCATGCGCAAGCCCAGCAGATCAAGGCCCTTGGCGTACATCTGCTCCCAATCGGAGCGCGAACCCTTGTCTGCCTCGAACAAAGCGCTCACGTCAAGGGCAATTCTGCCCAGGTCGTCAGGGTCAATGACCTCTGCCAGGTTGGCGTAGAAGTCGACCTCGTCGGCCTCGTCCCCGCCGATCTCAACCGTGGCGCCTCCGTCCTCGTCGATGACCACCTCAATGTCCATCTCAGGCTCTGGTAGGCCCACTACGACGTCCAGAACGGGCGCCCGGTTAAGTGCTTTGTCGATTGGCATGTGCTTTCCTTATGGCCGAGCGGTCTTGAGCTGATCCCGATAGGACTGTAACAGCGGGGTGAGGTACGTGTCCGACTCCGCAATGCTGATAGGCTTGAGGTAGTTTTGCAAGAAGCTCAGCACTCCTTGGTCGTATTTCTCCGGGGCCGTATTGCCTGTGGCTCGGCCGTTGCCCTTAATTTGCGTGACCACCGGACCCGTATTTTCCATGCGCACTTCAATTGTGTTGACGGGCCTATTCCTGTTGTCACGTAGAGTATATATTTGCCACTTGCCAGTGTTGAAACCGTTGCGCTTGTCGGATGTGTACCCCACGCCGCCCAGCTCATATCCTGCAACAGAGTGACCTACGTACGCCCCCTCAGGCACGGTGGCTTCGCGCTTTTCGATGCGCTTCCAAGCAAATCCATCAAGGCCTGAGCCCTCGCCAAACTGCAGTAAAGGAGCGCTCACACCGTTTGAGTACACTGTGTCGGCTACGGGCTTGTTCGCCCTAATGCGTTCGTGTATTTTTTCAAATTCTGAGGCCCGGTCCCCAAACTTGAGGCCCCCTCGTACCGCGTCTTCAAACCGGATGTTGGCAAGTTCTCTGGGAGACAGGCCTGACAGATAGGTGTTGATGTTCTCGGCGTTGAACAGCGTCTTGAGCTCTCGGCCCATGTAACCGACGTCGTAGATTGGCTCGCCCTTTTCAATGGCTGCCCGCACGTTTTCCCCCATAAAGCCCCTGCCGACCTCCGCCTCGTCCATGCCGTGCAACTTGCGTCCTCTACCAAACTCGTTGCTGGCCCACGCTGTTTTCTGCTCAGGCGTCATCTTGTCGTAAGCCAATAAATCCTCATAGGCCAGGTACAGGTCTTTGGTTGAACTAGGTCCGTCTCCAATAACGCGGGCAGGGTCTTTCAAAGAGCGCGTGACCGCACCCACCCTTGCGTTAATCAGCTCAGGCCTCATGCCCTGCATCAACATCCTGTCCGCCTCTGACTCCTCCGCGGCACTGCCTATGGCCCGCCCCTCGGAGCTGAGCGAGGTGTAGTCTTTTTCAGAGGCAGCAGGGTTGCGGGTAAGCAGGCCGCCTTTAATGCCGGTGGCCTGGTCATAACGACTTGTAAAGTCTTCCATGGCTTGCGGGTACTTGGGGAAAAAGCGTTCTTGTCCCTGATCGTTTACGCGCGTCTTGCCCACTGAAAGCTGGTCAATCATGTATCCAGGGAAAAGTTTGTCCAAAGCCGAGCCTTTGATTTGCTTCTTGGAAATAGCCGCGGCAATGGGGTCATTTGGCGTTCCAAATTGACGCGTAAAAAAGTTGCGAGCTTTTACGTCCCAGAAGTTTTTAATCAGCTCTTCTTGTTCAACGTTTTGTCCCGCCACGCTACGCGCACTGTCTCTTCCCTGCCGCAGAATGTGATCTATCTCGCTGACGTCGGTATCGTGGCCCACAGGACCCGTGAGCATGGTGCTGCCAATGGGCCGCACGGCGTACGACGCACCGGGCACGTCCAACTGGCGGTTGTACTGCTGGAAGTCCTGGGCCGCGCTCCGCGCTGCTTGGCCAACCCTTTGCGCACCGCGGACCCCGCTGCGCACTGCCGCCGCTGGGTTGACTACGTTGGCCATGAGCTCGCCAGCCGTGTAAAAGCCCTTGGCCGTCGGGTCCTCAGGAGGCGCCTGCCGCACGCCCGCGCGCGTCATCTTCTCCTTGATCCAGTCGCTGCCCATGACAGGCTTGTCGACGTTGTAGCCAAGGGGGCGCAGCGCCATCGTGGCAATGTCCACCGGTGCGCCGGCGATGTCGTAGGGCAGCTCCGACGCTCCCTTGGCCGCGGCCACGTACGCCGAGCCGGTGTTGAGCGCATCGCTGATGGGACCGCGCTTGCGGCCCTTGCCTGACTTGGGCGTGACAAAGGCCGGGCGGCTGGCCGCTTCCATCTCCGCGTCACTGACCTCGCCTTCCTTGGGACTGCCCTCGGCGCGCTTGACGATCAGCTTGTCCAGCGGGATGATGTCCCGGCCATCATTCATACGGTAACTTTGCGAGGGAATGACTTGAAGCCGTTTGTCCCATGGCATGTCCTTACGGAGTTCAACGGCTCGCGACTCGGCCTCGCCCAGAAGCCTCATGTAATACTCCTCCGCAGCAGCTTGCTGAGCTGCCTTGTCCATGCGGGTCAAATTTTTCTTGTGGTGGTTCAGATATTTCTGGTAATTCTGCGCAATCTCTGGTGTCACCACGTCACTTTGCCAACCCTCCTTGGCAAACTTTTCTGCCGACACGGGCTGAGCCATTCGGGCCCGGACCGTCTTTAAAATTTCAAACGCCTGGGGGTCAGTAAAGGCCAGGGCCTTTGACCCGCCTTGGCCGAAATTTTCTTTGAACTGAATTGCATGCTGCAGCTCGTGAAGCATGCCTTTCGCCCCTGCGTTTTTTCCCAAGGCCCCACCGACAGTGATCACGGCACCTGGTTCTGCACCACCAACAAGTGCGCTGTTGATTGACCGTGGGTTCACAATCGTCGACAGTTTGCCCAGCTCGGGGTAGTTTGCGAAGAGTTCCGGATGCGACAGCACTCGCTCCGCCCGACCCTGAAGAACAGACTCGCGAATCGTCGCGCCTGCGTCCGATATCTCCTGGCGCCACATGCCGTCCGGCGCCTTGAAGTTGCCCGTCGCCTTCCAAACCTCCTCAGGCGCGGCACCCTGCTTGGTCATCTTCTGGGCCAAGGCATTGGAAGCCGCGTTCCAGCCCTTGGCGCCCTTGCCAATGAAGATGCCCGCCAGCGCCCCAGGCACGCCCACGCCAGGCATGTTGCCCAAGGCCTGGCCAGTGCGATACGCGTCACTGCCAGAGGCGCTCGGCTCAAGGCCCGCGTAACCACGCAGGCCTTCCATGACAGGAGAGACCATTGACTTGAGCGCCCGCGAGGCGCTGGACTCTTCGGTCACCGGCTGCTCTTCAGGGGACCGCAGCTCCTGCCCCTCAGACTTTTTTGCCTCACCACCCTTCTGGAACCGGCGCACGCCCAGCGTCTCCGAAGTCAAGGTGGGCTGCTCCAATGTGGGCGCGCCCAGCGTCGAGCGCATCAGCCCACGCGACTCGTTCTCCGTCGCCCGCAGCTTGAGCTTGTACTGCCTGGCCAAAGCCTGCAACTGCTCCTTGGCAGACTTGCCCGCCTTGCCCTTGCCTTTCGCCTTGGGCTCCTTGATCGCAAAGTCCTGGCCCGTGGCCAGCGGTCCGGCAGCCAACTCCATCTCCTTCGGAGACGCCGCGCCACCACCAGAGGGCGCCAGCACCCGGCGCATGCCGGTGGCCTGACGAGGACTGGTCCGCGGACCGAGGTTCTCGAGCATGCGCTGCGACTGCGACAGGTAGTCGGCCGTCGCCTCGTCCTCAGTCTGCGGCTCGCTCGCGTCAATGAGCGCGCTCATCGCATCAAGGCTCACGGAGCCGCCCTTGGCAAAGGACTGCACTGGTGCTTGCGGCGGCGCGCCGTAGCCGGCGTACTGGGCCAGCAGTTGCCGGTAGTAGCCCTCGGAGTCCGGCTCCTCAGGCTCTTGCATGACTTCCCCGCCCTCAGCGAACTGCGGCAGCGGCTGCTCCGCGTTCAAGTCAATAGGCTCCGACATAGGGTCGGTGTTGAGCTGATAGGGCGAGAGTTCGTCTTGCATATTTCCCCGTCCGGGTCAAGAGTGTCGCCCCATTTTATGCCTCAGTAGTACTCTGGGACAAGCCCTTCTTGGCTAGGCTCCTCGTCCGGCGCGTCAGTGGCCAAGGTCACGAAGTTGCCCTGGCGAAAGCGCATCAGCGCCATGGTCGTCACGTCCACCATGTCGTCGTTGTCCCCGTGCGGAAACGCCGCACACTCCTCCACCAACTCCTCGGCCCAGTCCGTATCCGGCGCCCAGACAATCCCCGACTCCAAC